CAGCTGCTAATGACGCTGAGAACAAAATTAACGAACTTAACTCTGAAAATGACCGTAAAGTTTTATCTTTTGAGGATTACCTAAGACGTAAACAAGCTATCCTTGATAAAGACTATAATACTGAAAAAGATTGGTACGAAAAACAAAGAGAGCTAGCTCAACAGTCTGGTAAAAAAGGTCTAGTAACTCAAGCCGAAGAGCAACTTAAACGTCTTGAGCAAGACTACCAATCTAAGTCTAAAGTAGCTGCAGACGAAACAGCTACTAAGATGAATGAGTATGAAACTAACTTAGCTAATATTCATCAACAGTATCAAGATATTCTGGGAATCGAGAGAGATTCTGTAGAGATTACTAAAGTTAAAGTTGAACTTTTAAACCGTCAACTTGAAGCTGAGATTAGAGAAGGTGGAGAAGCTGGAGCTAAAGCGGCTAGACTTAAAGAAGAATTAGTTATTCTGAATGAAGCTAAAAATCTTAAATCTAAGATGGCTATCTATGATAGAGAAACAGCTACTGCGGAAAAGATTCATGCTGACGCTATAAGTCGGATTAATGAGTTACAATCAGCTGGTCAGTTAAATGACTTGTCAGCGGCTATGGCTAAAACTGAAGCTAACCAAAAACTTCTAGCTATAAGAGAGAAAGATGTAGCTTTAGCTAAAGAAGCTTTAGATTTAGCTAGAGAGGAAGCTAGACCAGCTGCCCAGGACAAATACGATATAGCTAAACAAAAACTTGAAAGTTTAAAACTAACTGCAGATGCTACTGGGCAGTTTATAGAGCAATCTTTAGGTAGTGCTTTTGAAAGTTCTTTCCAAGGTTTAATTACTGGAACTATGAATGCGCAACAAGCTTTCAAGAGTTTTGCAGCTAGTATTGTTTCAGATATTGCTAAGATTATTGCGCAAGAAGCTAGAAGTGCTATTTTAAGACCTATTATTGGAGCAGCCTTTAATGCTTTAGGAGGTCTGTTCAGTTCTGGTCCTAGTGTTGCCGCAGGTAATTCTACAAGTTTTACCCAAACTATGCAAGGCAGTAATTGGATGACAGCTAAAGTAGCTAATGGTGGAGTTTTCTCTGGAGCTGGAATCTCAGCACACTCTGGCACAATGGTTAATTCTCCTACATTATTTCCCTTTGCAAAAGGTGTTGGTTTAATGGGTGAAGCAGGTCCAGAAGCTATTCTACCTTTAAAAAGAAATTCTCAAGGAAAACTAGGCGTTAGTGTAGATAATACTGGACAGCAAGGCGGCAGTAATATATACTATGTCAACACTACAGTTAATGCTGGGTCAAATGCGTCTCCAGATTCTATAGCTAATAAAGCTTCTGAAGCTATTGTAAGAGCTATAGCTAGACAAGAGATTAACTCTGCAGCTAGACCTGGAAATAGACTTAACCAAGTAACTAAATACGGATAGGGTAATGACTACAGTAGCTATGCCAGTGGTTAATAAAATAACCTTAGATAGTTCTTTAAAGGTGGGATTTAGTCAAATCTCAGCTAAGTTTGGGGATGGTTATGAGCAAATAGCTCCTAACGGTTTAAACAATACAATGGACACTTGGGATATTGTTTGGGGAGCTTTAACTACAGCTGAATTTCAAACTGTCATAGCTGCTTTAAAGTCAGTAGGAACTTGGGGTATTATTACTTGGACTCCTTGTGACGAAACTGTACAGAAGAAGTTTAGAATCTCTGGAGACATTACTCGTACCCGTGAAGGAACTTTCTATAATGTAACTTGCACTATAAGACAGGTATTTGACGTATGACAATAGCTCAAGATGTTTTAAAGAATGAAGTCCCAGCTTTCATTGAGCTATTTGATATTGATTTATCTTCTACTAACGAAGCTAGTCTTGTAAATAGCATTCTAAGATTTACTCCTATGGCGGACGGAACTGACCTTTCTAACTTACATAATGTAATGTTTGGTGGAAATACTTATTACCCATTTCCTATTCAGTTATCTGGCTTATCTTTAAGTTCAGAAGGCGCACCTCCTAGACCTCAGCTTACTATAGCTAATATAGATAAATCTATAGGTGATTTTGTCTTTAAGTACGGTGATATTATAGGAACTACTATAATTTACACTAGAACTTTTGCCCCTTACCTAAATACAGCTAATAAAATTTCATTACCACCTTTAAAATACTTTATAGCTAAGAAACTTAGTCATAATAAAAACCTTTTATCCTTTGAGCTTAGAGATTTTAGAGATAAAGAAAGAGCTATGTTACCTAAAAGGCAGATGTTAAAGAAGGATTTTCCTGGACTTGGGATTAATAAATATGTCAGATAAGATTATACTTAGCGAGCTGCAGTTGCAGCAGATAGAAGATGCTACTCTACAAGCTTATCCTAATGAAATGTGTGGCTTCTTAACAGCTGAGGATTTTATCCCAGTTACTAACATCTCAGATAGACCTCAAGAGTCTTTCAAGATTGATTCAGTTGATTATATAAAATGGTATAAAGAAACTTTAGCTATTGTTCACTCTCATACAAGAGAAACTAGAAAAGCTGAACTATTTGATTTAAGAACTCCAAGTTATGCTGACTATGTAGGTCAAAAGAAAACTGCAAAACCTTGGCTTATTGTTGGATGTGAGGGTATGAGTGTAAGTGACCCTATTCAATTTCCAAGAGTTAGGTCAAATGTTTATATTGGTAGAAGGTTTCAATGGTTTCTAAACGACTGTTATAACTTAGTTCAAGATTTCTATTGGTTTGAGTTAGGTATTGACCTTCCAGAAGCTAAAATAACACCAGACTATGATAAATTAAGAGTTTTTGATGGAATCTTTGATATTTATATAGAAGAATACGGTTTTATTGAAGTTCCTTATGAGGAATTAAAAGAAAATGACTTAGTTCTTTTAGATAATGGAGGTTTCCAAAGTAATCACTTAGGGATTTATACTAAAGGGCAAATACTTCATCAAGGTCTTGTCAGTGTTAGTGTTCCCTTTGAAACTTATATAGGAAGAATTAAAAAGGTACTTAGATATGTCAAAGATTAAAGTTATTGTTATTGGAGCTGATACTGAAAGTTTTGAGTTTCATGCTGATTCTTTAAAAGAAGTTCTATCTCTTATGCAGCTGCAAAAGGGAGAAGAGTTTGTATCTAGTTTAATTAAAGAAGAGCATAAGTTTATTTTAGCTAATGAAAAAGATTATGAAAATATGATAGCTTTAACCCCAGAAGTTATCTTTTCTAGTTTTGAAGGTTTTACTGATTTATATATTATAAAAGAAATTGAAGGGGAAGAACCTATATCTCTAGGAGTATCTGCGGCAGCTGCTTTAGGAGCTACTGGAGCAGCTGCAACCGCTATTGCTTATGCTGTAACTCTTGTAGTTTTAATCGCAGTTAGTATGGCAGTTTCAGCTATTATGTCAGCTATTTCGCCAACACCAGAATTTGGTAAAGACCCTTCATCACAACAACAAGAATCTAACTTATTTAATAGCGCACCTATAGTAAGAAACCAAGGTGGAAGTGTTCCACTTATTTTTGGTAACCCTTATTGTGGGGCAGTACTTATATCATCGGGACTATTTTCAGAAGAGGTAACTGTGTAATGGAAAACCTAGACTTAGATATTTATGGCGAAAAAGGTGGTGGCGGACATACACCCGTAGAAGCTAAAGACACTTTAAAATCAAAACAAACCATGAGATTGCTTTTTGCACTTTCAGAAGGTGAAATTGATTCTGTTAGTGATGTTCTAGTTAATAGTGCTAGTATTTCTAATTATGCAGCTGATGTAGTTACTTGGGAAACAAGAACTGGTACACTAGACCAAGAAATTATAAAAGGTTTTTCTGAAGTTGAAGCTCCTATTGCAGGTTCTGGTACTTTTCCTATTGAGTTAAAATATAACGTAGAAAAGGTTTATACCCTTTTAGGTCAGTATGATGCTGCACGAGTTACTTTATCTATAGATAGACTTATGCAAGTAACTGACCAAGGAGATAGAGTAGGTTATCAAGTTTCTTTAGATATTTATAAGCGTAGAAAATTAGCTAATGGTACTACAGAAAACTGGCAATTAGCAGCTGCCGTTACTAAAAAAGGTAAATGTACAAATATTTATGCTTGGGATGTTAGAGTTGATAAGCCAGCTGGAACTTTATTCGCTGATTCTTGGGAAATTAAAATAGTTAGAACTTCTCTTGATGATGCTGAAGATAAGTTAATGAGTAAAACTTTTCTAGCTAACATCATAACTATTACAGAAAGAACTTTAACTTACCCAAAAACTGCTCTTTTAGGCGTAACTATTTACGATGCTAAAACTTTTGGAACATCTATCCCAGAGTTGAAGTTTAAAGTCAAAGGTATGAAGTTCTTATTACCTTCTAACTATACAGTTTCTGGCAGAAACTATAACGAAAATACTCCTTGGAATGGTTCTTTTAAATCCTACACAGAATATACTGATAACTTAGCTTGGGTAACTTACTGGGTACTTAGAAATGAGGATTGGGGTTTAGGAGTTTCAGCTGCTGATATAGACTTAGGTTCTTTCTATACCTATGCTAAACATTGCGATGAGATGGTTCCAGCGGGTAATATTACCGAACCTAGATATACAGTTCATCTTCAGTGTATTGAAAGAGAGAATGTACCTACTTTCTTAATGAAACTTTTGACTTTAGGTAATGCTAACTTCTCTTCTAATGCGTTTGGGCAGATTAAGATTGTCTGGGATGGGGCAGGGCAAGCTATTACTAAAGTAGTGTCTAATGCTACAGTAGTTGATGGTATGTTTGACTATACTTCTAATGACTTAGAAGGTAGAACTAACTTAGTCAATGTAACTTATGCTAGAGAAGATTTCTTTGGAGATAGTGATACTGTAACTCACTATGAAGACTCTTTAATTACTAGATATGGTTTGCAAACTTCAGATGTTATTCTTTTAGGCTGTAAAAGTGAATACCAAGCTCTAAGAAAAGCTCGTTGGACTTTATATAATAACTGCTATAGCGGGGATTTAGTTACTTTTAAACAACTGTTTCAAGGGGCGCATTACCAAATTGGAGAGCTAGTCTCTGTAATGGATAGTGATAATGTTAGCTCTAATGCTAAACATGGTATTATTAAAAGTTCTTCAGTCTCTGGTGGACAAGTTACAATAGTCTTAGACCGTACAATCACTTTAGCTAATGCAAGTTACTCAGTTGAGTTTATAGGAACTGACGGAACTACATTTAGCTCTAAAACTATCAATCAAAGTAATGGGTCTTTTTCTACTATAACTTTTGTAGGTACTGACTCCCCTTATACTGGAAGTACTATTCTATTTAAGACTGCTGCTTTAACTCCTAGAGTTATTAAAGTTTTAAAGATTGAGAAAGACGATTCTCACGTCTATACTATAACTGGACTTACCCATGATGAAGACAAATACAACTATATTGACTCTACAGGGACTATAGTTAAGCCGTCTACTTCTGGTAGTTATGTAAACTTTGATAACTTCAGCATACCTGCAGTTACTAATTTAGTTATCGACCAAGTTCATGTAGTAAATCGTGGTGTTGAGTTCTCTAAGTTAGACATTTCTTGGGATTGGAGTTCTGGAAGTACTACAAATGACTTTAAAGCTATCTTTGAAGTGAGCTATAGACGAGATGCACAGGACTTTGTACAGTTAAAAGACTTATCTACAACTAACTTTGACATTGAGTACCCACTTCCAGGTGTTTATGAGGTCTATGTTTGGGCAGTTAATCCTTTCTCTGGGATTAAATCTATAGTTACAACTACAATAAACCCTTACAACTATAGAGTTGCAGCTGCTATGTCCTCTTTAGTGCCTCCTACTAGTGTTGTAGTGCCTAATACAGTGGGAGTTGCATTTACTCAACCAGATTTACACCTATCTTGGATGTATAATACTGTAAATGATACTAAAGAAGATGCTTTAAAAGACTATGTAGTTCAAGTTCTTGACACAGCAACTAGAACTGTTAAAGGAACTTATACAGTAGCTCCTAATAAAGACAAAGGCGGTGAGTTTGTATTTAGTTTTTATGAAAACTTTACTATCTTTGGAACTCCGCAAAGAAACTTCATTGTTAAAGTTTATAGTAGAGATATTATAGGGGATTTATCTAACTATGTAGAGGTTAATCCGACTAATATAGTTCCTGTAGTACAAAGTTTTGACATTCTATCTGGTGTTTCTTCTGTATTTGTACATATTACAACAACTCCAGAAGCAGATATAGCTGGTTATCAAGTATTTAGAAGTTTAACAGCTAACTTTACTAAGGACTCTAGTACTCTAGTCTATGACGGACCAGATACTTATATTACTTTGAATGTACCTTCAAGTAGTACTTACTATTATGCAGTTGCAGCTTATGACAGCTTTAGTAGGACTGGACTTAATGTTTCTGGAGAGCAGAATTCAACTCCTTTAAGTGCGGATGCGACTACTTGGACTAAAACTGGACTTCAATTTACAGTTGACTCTGTAGTTACTAATAAACTTAACTGGACTGCTGGGACTGTCATTAGAAATGGCTCAAATACTTATACAATTACAGCAGGAACTACAACTTGGACTTCTGGTTTTGTCTATGTTTATTTTAACCCAGCTGTATCTTTAACTGCTCTACAAGTAACTACTACTTTACTTATTGCCGTAGGAGTTGGTTGCTATCCTATTGCAACTTATACTGGAGGTTCAGCTAGTAATATTAAAGGTGGAGATGGTAATGCTTTCATCTCTGGTTCTCAGATTATAGCTGGAACTGTAGGTGCTTCCGAGATTAAAGCTGGTTCTATTGTTGCAAGTCTTTTAGATACTACAAATGCAGTTATTACTGGAACAGCTCAGATAACTGATGGTATTATTACTAACGCCAAAATTGGCAACTCGATTATGAGTTTAAACTATAATCCAACTACTTATAAAGGGTGGAGTATAGATAAAACTGGTAATATTAATACTTATGGGTCTTTAGGACTTTATGATACTAGTGGAAATGTAATCTTTGCAGGCGGTAACTTTAACTGGAATAACGCTAAAGGTCCTGGAGTTCCTCAAGTAGGAGCTACTAGAAATGTATTCTTAGGTAATTGGTCTAGTGGGTATAGCTATGTAGTTGGTGATATAGTTATGGATGCTCTTGGGTATGGTTGGTCTTGTGTAACCCCGCATACTTCGGGCGGTAGTGCATCAACTCCAGTTTATCCTATAACTTCTAACTCTTACTGGGCATTATATACTATTAAGGGTGGAACTGGTCCTGCAGGTTTAACTACTGCTACGGTTTATATTTATAGAAGACTAGCTGGAGCTAATCCTCCTGCACTGCCAACACAACCAGTAACTTATACTTTTAGTTCTGCAGTTGTTACTGGATTAGATAATAATTGGTCTTATATATTACCTGTTGGTACTGACCCTCTGTATGTTTCAGCTGCTACTGCTTCTGGAGGTGGAAATACTGATACTATTCAAGCTAATGAATGGGCAACTCCAGTTGTGTTAGCTAAGAATGGTACTGATGGAACTCCTGGAACTCCAGGAACTAATGGTATAAACACAGCTACTATCTATTTATACCAGACTACAAGTACTTCTGCAGCTCCTACACCGCCAAATGTAGATTTAACTTATACTTTTTCTAATGGAGCTTTAGTAACTTCTACAGGACTACAACCAGACCCTTGGAAAAGAAGTTTACCAACTACAGGAGCTTATCGCTGGATAACCACAGCTACTGCATTAGGAACTGGAACTACAGACGTAATTACAAGTGCTGAATGGGCGGCTGTAAGTCTATTAGCTAAAGATGGAGCTGCGGCTACTTATGTTATAGTTACTGGTGAACAAGCATTTAAGTTTTTATCTGGGCAATCTACTCCTACAGTTGCAAATATAACTTTAACTGCCGCTTTATTCGGTGGCTTAACTACTTATTCTTGGGAATATTGGTCTGGAGCTACTTGGGTTTCTCTTAGCGGTACTAATACTAACCAAACTTACACTTTAGCCTATAATAATACTGCATTTACAGCTGCTTCTCTAAGAGTTAGATGTGCTTCTGGCGGTACTTTTGACGAAATAACTGTTCTTAAACTATATGATGGGTCTAATGGGGCTAACGGCACTAACGGAGTTAACGGAAGTCCAGGAGCTAACGGAAGTAATGGCTCTAATGGAGCTAATGGCATAAATGCTATTAACGGCTACCTTACTAACGAGAGTTCTACCCTTCCAGCAGATAGTAATGGTACTGTATCTAGTTATGCTGCAGCAGCTGGTAACTTTAAAGTTTTTAGCGGAACTACAGATGTAACTTCCCTTTGTAGTTTTTCAAAATCTGGAGCTACTAGCGGACTTACTTGTACTATTACAGATGCAGGAGCTTATAGCATCTCTGGTACTATGAATGCTGATACTGCTGTATTTACTTTAAGTGCAGTATATAGCGGAGCTACTATAAGTAAAGTTCTTAATATTACTAGAGCTAAGGCTGGTACTAACGGTACAAATGGAACCAATGGTACAAATGGTAATAATGGAGCGCAAGGTCCTGCAGGTCCAGCTGGGGCAGGCACTAACTATACAGGAACTAGTGACCCAACTACTTCTAACCCCTCAGCTGCTATTAATGGTGATAGTTACTTTCAAACAACTACTCAGTTGATGTGGGTTAAAATTGCTGGAACTTGGAAGAAGGTAGTTCCTCAGATTACTAACGGAAACATAAGTACATTTATATCTAGTGCTGCTATTGGGCAAACTCAAATTGGCAGCGCAGCTATTGGAACTGCTCAGATTATTGATGCTAATGTTAGTACTTTGAAGATTCAAGGTAATGCTGTTACTGTGCCTAGTACTGCTTTTACTACAACTTCTGTGACTAATACTACAGCATACACTGGTACTACTTGGAGTCCAGCTATACAATCCCTAACTTATGTTAATGATTTACCAAATGCGTTATCTGTCAATGTAACTTTTGGGTTCTCTATCAGATTTATAGGTCCTACTACTAGATATGATAACTTTTTACAAGTATCCCTACAGCAAGTAATTGCAGGAACTACAACTATACCGTATAATGCTACTTGGGCTTACAGCGGGTTTCAAGTTAATGGCGGAGGAGGGCAGATGAGCTACCAACCAGCTCCAGGTAGCGCAACTTTAACTTTACAAATACCTGCAAATAGTACTTGCGTATTTAACATGAAACACCAAAAACCTAGCGGATGTACGCTAATTTATTCAAATGCCTTTATTACTGTAGTAGGATGTAAACGATGAATGCTATCATTTATAACATTGATGGGAAAATACTTAGAGTTCTGAATATGCCAGAAGAGCTGATAACTAGTAATGTAGGTATAGATGAGTATTTTATAGAAGGAGAAGCTGACGATAGTACTCAGTTTATAGAGAATGGAGAAATTAAATTTATTCCAGATAGACCAAACCAATATAGTGAGTTCAACTGGACTACTAAACAATGGGAAGACCCTCCAACTATTCTTGACACTGCAAAGACTGACTACAAAGATGAGGTTAATAGGCTTTCTGGAGCTAAGATATTATCTGTATATCCAACTTACCGTCAGATAAACTACAATAGAGAGCCAACAGCTCCAGCTACTATAGAAATGAATCTCTGGATAGATAATATACGAGCTGAAAGTAATATAGCTACTTCAGCTATAGATTCAGCTACTGATTTAGCAACTATAGAGGGTATTGTAGATGGATTTATAGCTTATTTAGCTAGTTTGTAAGGTTTATGCGTCAAGTTTCTGGCTAATGTCGGATTCTTGGCGCAAAATTACCTTAAATATGTCTTGAAATTGTAACAAAACAAGAGTAAACTAACTAGAAATAGCAATTTAACTTTATAATTAACCTCGTTTAGTTATAAACTTAACTTGCTGATAAAGGTTTTGAGTAGCTATTACTCAGAAATGACACTGCATTACAGTGGGAAGAACTAGGAGATTGACTATGGCAGTCGATTCTACAAGTACAAGTTCAGGTATTGACTTGAACAATCTCTTTCAATCAGCAATTACAGGTGGTAATATGGGTAACATCTTCGGTGGCGGTAATGATGGTAGTGGCGGCTTTGTAATGGGAGCTTTATTAGGTAGATTACTATTTAATCCTAATGGTAATGACCTAAATGGTAATGGCAGCCAAAATGCTGCTATTGATGCCGCAGTTGCAGCTGCTCTAGCTAATGCTAATCAAGCTAATAACAATGCTATGCTACTCTTGAAAGACATTCAAGATAGTTCTCAAGAAGTTATCTCAACTATCAATGCTTCAGAAAATGCTATTAACTCTACAGTTAATGCTACCGCGCAGACTGCTTTAGTACAACAACTACAAGCTCAGATTGCAAACCTCCAAGGACAAGGCGAGATTAAGGCTTCAGTAGCAACTTCTACTGGAACTATTGTCA